ATCGAAATAAAATACTTGAAGTGGAATCCACTTTGTATTTATAGTGGACTCCACCTTGAGTTGTTTCGTTCTCAAGAAACACCGAAGCCCGCAGGTGCTACCAACACCGACGGGCCTCTAACCAAACAGTTAATCGGAGTAACAGTTATGGCTGATCAACAGCATACCCAAACTCGCCCTGAATTTACATGGCTATTCCTCGGCACACCGAAAGGTGAAGAATGGACAGGTAAACCAGTAACTCTGCGCACTATCGCGACAAGCGAAGAAGAAGCATGCGCCGAATTTCCCGCGTGGGATTTAACGTTCGCTGCAAAAATCCGCACTGAAAGTTCGCTAAATACTTCTTGGGCCGATCCAGACACCCAAACGCTATGGTCGATTCTTGGCAGCGATATGGGAGAGATCGTCAAGGAGTTAGAGGGAGGGCGTTATGCATAATCTCAAATGGTCAGATATCGATATTGAAGATGAACTCCAATTGATGGAAACGCTTTTAGCGGCATCTTTGTATATGGACGCGGAAAACGATACCGAATACAACATGGCATTTCGCCTGGTCGACAAGGTTCTTTTACGCATCCGTGATCTGAAAAAAGCCAGTGAGGTGCGCCATGGCTGATATTTATAACGTGCTGGTGAAAGATAAATTACGACTCCGTTCCGACGATGAGTTGAACGAATACAGCAATATTTGCACTGATGCTGCCAGGGCGATCACTTCGGCTCTGCTGCTTATCGGCAACTTATCACTTGAGGCCAGCCAGAGCGAGGATTACAGCGACAGCGAAGCCCGGCGGGATTTGTTTCTGATGGGGGATGCTCTCCGACACCTGCCGCGTATGGCCCAGGCGCTGGAATACAATAGCGAACTGGCCGCATACGAATTACGCCGCCGCAAGGAGGCTGGACAATGAGCCGCAACACCAAATTACCGCAGGTAAAAGCCGAAATCCGTCCGGGCGATATCTATCGTGATCGGCGCGGTGAGTGCATCACGATTAAGGCGGTATCCGATCTCCGGGTGTCCTTTGTTCGCAATGGTTATGTAGGCGAGTGTATTTGTTCTCCTGATCGCCTGCACCGGGAGTTTACCCGCGTTATCCCCGAAACATTCAATGAATGGCGGGAACTGAACAGCCCACTGGAGAAAATCCAGAAATTAAAGGCACTGATTAATGCTCGCAGGGGGAAGGCATGAAACTTAAGTTAGCGCCGAACGTTAAGACGCTGCCCCGCGATAAGATGGAAGAAGCAATTATTTTTGCCGGAACTGGAGCATGGAAGGCGGCTGAGGCGTATCAGAAAGACCAGGACGAACATGGTGATACTGTGCCGCCGGTAGTTCTCGATCACACTCAACTGGCAGAGCTGGCCAGCCTGCGAATTGTTGATAAAGGCAGACGTTTTACCCGTGTGTATCAGGCGGGGCTGGTGGAGCAAAACCAGCTCAATATGATTGCTAACAAACTTCACGAGGCTGGAGTAACAAACGCCGAGTTTATTTCCGAAGATGGCAAAAAGGAGGACTGGACAGCCTTAATGACCCGGATGGAGGTAGAACCTCTTATCGTGGTTAAAGGTAGCGGCACTACCCCGGCATTAAATCAGATGGGAGCCAGCCAGCGCGGTGAAGTATTGCTGGCGCATTATGATGGTGACCTGGCTATTCATGCTGACTCGGACACGGTTCATCACTATACCGGTGTTGTGTGGCTTCCGCTGGCAGACAAAGAGCTACAGCGTGAAATGGCTCAGATTTTCATTGATGCCGAAGTGGCTTACTCCCAGAACGCTATCAAATCGGCGGTGGAAACCATGAAGCTAAGTCTGCCTGTGATGGGGGTTACCGCCCGTAACCTTATAGGATTCAGCAACGGTGTTTTTGATACCCGGTCCGGTGAGTTCCGGCCGCACAGCAAAACAGACTGGTTGTTGATCGCCAGTGAGTTACCTTTCAGTCCACCGGCGGAAGGGGAAACGCTGGCCAGCCATGCGCCCAGCTTCTGGAAATGGCTACGCCGTTCTGTAGCAGACAATGACCGGAAATCTGATCGTGTACTGGCAGCGCTCTTCATGGTGCTGGCGAACCGGTACGACTGGCAGCTGTTTCTTGAAGTGACCGGGCCGGGAGGCAGTGGTAAAAGCGTGATGGCGGAGATCTGCACTATGCTGGCGGGTAAGGCCAACACGGTTTCTGCCAGTATGAGAGCATTAGAAGAGCCCAGGGAAAGAGCGCTGATTGTTGGGTATTCGCTCATTATCATGCCGGATATGACCCGCTATGCAGGGGATGGTGCAGGGATTAAGGCGATCACCGGCGGCGATAAAGTGGCGATTGACCCAAAGCATAAAGCACCTTATTCCACCCGCATCCCTGCCGTTGTGCTGGCCGTCAATAATAACGCTATGACGTTCAGTGACCGCAGCGGTGGTATTTCGCGCCGGCGGGTGATATTCAATTTTTCGGAGGTTGTGCCAGAGAACGAGCGCGATCCGTTGCTGGCAGAGAAAATAGAGGGAGAACTGGCAGTAGTTATTCGCCATCTGCTAACCCGGTTTGCGCGCCAGGACGAGGCAAAGCGTATTTTGCATGAGCAGCAGAAATCAGAAGAAGCCCTGGCAATTAAGCGTGAGGGGGATTCGCTGGTGGACTTCTGCGGCTATCTGATGGCGTCGGTAGTGTGTGACGGGATGTTTATTGGCAATGCGGAAATAGTTCCTTTTTCCCCGCGGCGTTATCTGTATCACGCTTATCTCACCTACATGCGAGCTAATGGCCTGAGTAAGCCGGTATCTCTCATGCGATTCGGTACTGATATGCCCGGGGCAATGGCTGAGTACGGGAAGGAGTACCAGAAGCGGAAAACAAAGCAGGGAATAAGGTCAAACGTGACCCTAAACGACGATTCAGAGGACTGGATGCCATCATGCACAACTGAGCAAAAAAACGAGGTGCCATAGTAATAGTTATAGAGCAAGTGTTCACCAGTATTCACCCTGTTTAAAAATGTATTAATAACAGTGCATTAAGGGGTGAACACTTATTTATGAAGTATTCACCAAGTGTTCACCTGTTCACCTTTTGATTATCTTTTGCTCTGTAGGGTGAAGGGTTGGGTGAACACTAGTGAATACTTAAAAGTAGAGTGTTCACCATTTAATCTTATGATTTAAATGATTAATTTACTAAAGGTGAACAGGTGAACACTTAAACGCATAAATTTTAATTTTATAGCTCTTACAGTAAGGAAAACAAAACATGCAGCGACTTACGGAAATCAAAAACAGGCTGGAAGTGATAGAGGCAGCTCTGGCCAAACAGCATCCACGTTACCGGGCTGACCCTCTTCTTAGTGATTTGGTTACAGACCTGAAAGACCACGTTGAGGGAGAGAGAAAAAAAATCCAGAAACAGTCAAGGCGCGGAGAGTTATCGGAGCTCGAAAGTAACTTTATTGAGCCTGCAATCAATGATGTATATCTGAGTGCTCTTGACAGGATCAGGAGAGGAGCAAAGCCAAGTAGTGAAATGAATAACCGTATTTGTGAAACCTCAACGACCCTGAGTTACTGGCTCTTCCAGATCCAGGATTATGAGGGAAAACAATAGCTGCAGTAAGTAGGGCGCACATCGCACAGCCGGGGAAACCCGGTTTTTTTTATGCCCAGGAATCATTAATCTGTAAAAGTGGTAAATAAATTTGAAACAACCATAAATAGTGATCAATACTGTATGTACATCTAGTACATATGGAGATTTAAAAAGTGACCAAACAAAAAGCTATGTCGGTTTATATCGATGATGAAACAGCCCTGACGCTAAACCGCCTGCGGGAAGAAGTTCTCCAGCGTTACGATCGAGAAGGTATCCCGGGCAATGCCCCGACTATTGGCTGGCTGGCCCGTTCCCTGCTGCGTGAAAAGCTGGGCCTTACTCCTGCAAAAAATGACGCGCCCGGCGCGCTGTAAGGCTGGTGGATTATGGAAATTTCGCTGTACGAACCGATAGAGGGCATAACGGCTAAACGTATTCGTGACGCCCTGCAGGTGGCGAAAGGGCCGGTGACGGTCGCTATTAACAGCGGTGGCGGAAACGTGACTGACGGGATGGCAATCTTTAATGCCCTTCGAGGCTACAAAGGGCATACGGTTGCCCGCATTGATGGTATTGCAGCATCAATGGCGACGATTGTTGCGCTCGGAGCTAATCGTGTGGCCATGGCCGACAACGGCTGGTGGATGGTTCACAACCCGTGGAGCATTACCGCCGGTGAGGCTGACGACCTGCACCGCCAGGCTGATGTGATGGAGCAAATGGGTAAAACCATGATTGGTACCTATGCGGCTAAATCAGGGCTGCCGGAGGCTGATATCAAAGCCATGATGGATGCAGAAACCTGGCTTACGGCCGCCGAGGCAAAAGAAAAAGGTTTTGTGGATGAAATCTATCCGGCAGAAGGGCAGATGTTCGCTATGGCACCCGGCTGTAACTCCCTGGTCGCGAAATTTACCCGAACGCCTGAGCAGCTTCGCGAGGCGATGAAAACCACCAGCCAGCCAGAGAACCGCGAAGAAAAAGCCGAAACCATATTTTCTGCATTTGCCTCCCATGATTGGGCTACGGCGATCCGGGCGGAGTTCGTCGGCGGCTCTATCAATGAGGAGCAGGCACGACAGAAAATTTTAAACAAGCTGGCAGAAGGTACAACGCCATGCGCAGGACCAGGAGCATATAACGTGTATTCAGGTAACGGAAATATTGTAGGGGACTCGGTAAAAGCGGCGCTGCTGGCGCGTACCGGGCTGGAGAAGTCAGAGAAAGATAACCGTTATAACGGCTATACGTTACGCGAGCTGGCGCGCGCCTCTCTGGTGGATCGCGGTGTAAGTGGTATTCCGGGGAACCCTCTGGGTATGGTTGGCATGGCATTTACACACAGCATCAGTGATTTTGGTGGCATTCTGGCAGACGTGGCGCACAAGTCGATGCTGAAGGGCTGGCAGGATTCTCCGGAGACGTTCCAGCAGTGGACGAAGAAAGGCACGTTGCCAGACTTTAAGACAGGCATCAGGGCCGGGCTGGATGGATTTAAATCGCTGCGTGAAGTACGCCCGGGAGCGGAATATAAATATGCCACTACGTCTGACCGCAGCGAGCCAATCGCCCTGGCTACATACGGTGAGCTGTTCAGTATCGATCGTCAGGCCATCATTAACGATGACATGAGCGCGTTAACCAGCATCCCTCAAAAGATGGGGGCCGCGGCAAGCCGTACCATTGGCGATCTGGTTTATACCGTTCTGCTCAGTAAACAAAAGATGGGGGATGGCAAAACAATCTTCGATGCTGCACACCAGAACCTGATTAGTGCGGCGCTGGATATTGCCGGTTTGAGTTCTGCCCGTAAAACGATGCGTATGCAGAAAAACGCCGCTGGCGCCGTGCTGAATATCCCTCCTCGCTTCCTGCTGGTGCCGGTGGAGCTGGAAGATCGTGCCACACAGCTTATACGCTCAACGTCCCTTCCGGATGCGCAGAACAGCGGCGTATTCAACCCTTATAACGATGCTCTCACGGTTGTTACTGAAGCGCGTCTTGATGCTGACAGCCTTAAAACCTGGTATCTGCTGGCCGGGCAGGGCGAAGACACTATCGAGGTGGCTTATCTGGATGGCATTGATACACCCTACCTGGACCAGCAGCAGGGCTTTACGGTCGATGGTGTGACGTTCAAAGTACGCATTGATGCGGGGATTGCTCCGCTCGACTGGCGTGGACTGGTGAAGTCAGACGGCGGCGCCTAAACAATTCTGGTGGTAGTCCTTTGGCGGTCTGCGGATCGCCTTTTTTATAAGGTACTCCTGGCGATTCTGAACACCGGGGGGCAGGGGACACGCGGAAAGCGGCTGATTTTTGCATTTTTATGGTGCGTCACCATCATCACCATTCATTTTGAATTTAGAGGTAATAAATCATGAGGTTACGATATCTTAAGGCCAATGAGGCTGCGATTAGCATCGAGAAAGGGGAGTATGTTTTCAGTATCAGTGAAATCGCCAGAATGCTGGGAATTCACCGACAGACGGTAAAGAAAATCATTGTAGATCATAACATTGAAAGTAAGGCAGTGAAAAAAACGTATAATCTTTATTCGGTAGGGGATATTGCAAAATGGCATTTTAAATCGAGATGGTACTGATTCTTAGTTAAAAATTCCGTTCGACATGTTCGTCATCACTTGTACAGATGTACAGATGCATGGGTTCTGGTCTGGAGCGTTTTCACCTGACTTTTCACCTGTACGAGCTGCCAAATAGTTTTTTAGCCGCTGCCGGGGATTTTGAAGCGTGACTGAGCGCTATCCCCGAAGTCCGTTCAGATGGTGCAGAGCAAGATTAATGATCCGCGGGATAAGATGGCAATAAAAATTGCTGAGAGTGACTCCGAGGAGGGATGGCCAGCGGTTCCTGGTGGAGCGTAATGTATGGCTAAACTGGAAGGCTTATTAATTGAGATGGCCCGTCAGTAGCTGGGCCATAGTATGGACGGTTCAACGCTACATATTATAGTTTATCGTAAATCTTACCTGCAAAATCATGGGCCGCTTGATGAATATCGGATGGAGTACCCAGCATTACTGGCGCATCCTCAACATAAAAAAGGATGGCTTCTTTAATTTCCTGGAACGCTGGTGTAGGTGACATTGCTTTAAGATTTCTAACGGCGCGTTTGAATTCGGTGACATCCATAGGGTGAGAACTAAACCACGTAGGGCGATCTGCCCAGCATTTTACAGCCTCTCTTACAGCATTCTTCATACCATCATTCCTTTATTAATTTTGAATTCGTTATCTTTAGATATCTGCCTTTAAGCAGCATAAGACCATGCTAACACTAGGAATATTAGAGGGGGGTGAAAAAGCAATCATTGTTTGCGATTGTTCAAACTCGTTCGTGAGATCGTGTAGTCAGTGGTGTAGTCATTTCATTAAAAAAGGCGCTTCCCCATGCCGAAGAGCGCCTTTCTAAACAACAAGTTAACTGATTAGTATCAGTTCATGCCGTATTTTTTCAACTTCTTGCGCAGCGTGCCACGGTTGATACCCATCATCAGGGCAGCACGGGTTTGGTTGCCACGGGTGTATTGCATCACCATGTCCAACAATGGCTGCT